GCGCCGCGCAGCATAAATTGCTGTCCCGTGTCCGCTTCAAATAGAATAGTGGCATTCACAATATTTGATAAAAATAAAATATTGATATTTTTGGTATGCAGTACATTCGTTTCCATTACGGGCGCGACTTCCTCTTCGAGATAATAGGTGTCGCCACCATGTCGTTCTGGAGAGCGGTTAACGCCGCCCGGGTTTAACGTCGCACCATTTTCGGTGGGAATGACTTCACCGTCCACACGAATGGTCACTTTGCCTGTCATTTGGCCGCCCATGATATTTTTCTCCTATCTCCGTTAACTGTTTAATGACGGAATTCAGTGTGTACCGCCGTGACGCGCATCTGACCTACCAGTTGGGGCGAGTCATAAATATTTAGGCGTGATTTGTCATCCACGTCAATTTCAGCAACTAGCATCGTTTTATAAACCGCATAATCCTGTACCCAGCCTCGTTCCTCCATTTCGGCGTACAACACCAATAGTTCAACTTTGGCGAGCTTGGGTTGCATGACGGGCTGACCAGGGGCAACGCGCATCGTGTCGGCGGCCAATTTATGACGCGGGTATTTCTGCGCGAACATGGCGCGCTGTTCGAAACGGATACGTTCCAATGTTTCGGGTGTGTTGATGTCCAGGTAGGAATCATCGGCAATACCGGATGTGTTTAACTGGTACATGGTGATTTGTCGCTCAATCATCACCGAGCCATCGTGCGCCACGATGTAGGAGGCAATGCCATCAAACAATAACTGGTTGCGCTCGGTATCTGTCCAGCGGGTTTCTTTTGCTGGCGGCATAATGCCGGTTAGCTTCAATCGTTGTAGCGGTCGTGCAGGGTCAATCGACAAATACTTCGCACCAATAATCGCGTTAACACTGGCCCATATATAAGGAGGCTGCGGCGCGGTGTTGGTTCCCATACAGGTGACGTGCGGGTTGTTACGTGCGTTACCAAATGTGCCGCTGACGGCATGGGTGCCCCGGTATGCAGTGAATGCGCGTGCACCGATTTGCCGTAGTGGTCCCCAGCGGGAATCCAATTCAGTTTCCAAGGCCACCAGGTTCGCGGTGTCCGTGTACGGGCAGACAATCCAGTTGTACCATTCATCACCAATGGCGGCGAGGGTGGCAGTGATGTCCGGGTTGGTGGTGCCGCCTGCCATGTTGCCGAACGTCATCGCCACACCGGCGGGCGTGCTTTCATCGTAGTAGTTCATGCGCAGGTCGATGTCGTTACCGGTTTCGCCTTTCCAGCGGCATGTTAGGTCGACCTGATTGAGGGTGACACCATTCACCACGGCCGTGACGGGCAACGTGGTGTCCGCATTAATCGCCGCGGCAATGTTGATGGCGATGGCAGTGTCTGCATCCGCAGAAATCACACCCACACGAACGCGTTTACCCGCAATGTAAATTGCCAACGTGCCGCTGCCGGTGGCATTGCCTGTTGCTGTTATCGTACCAAGCGCGGCAACACCCGCTCCATCTTCATCCAGTGCGATAGCCCAAGTTTCAATAAACTGCTCGGCATATTTAATGGCTTTGATTTGCTCGGCCAACATAGATCCCCGGCCAAAATATTGCTCTGCCTGTTCGCCGGTGTTCACCCGTGTGGCCACACTGGCGGCAACGGTGCCGGTTGTCAGGCGCTGGCCGATCACCAGCACCTTAAAATTGATGGTTGCATTACCCGCCAAACGGTTATCGAATTCGATGTAGGTGCCAGGCAGACGTAGCGCGGCGGGTATCTCGTTAAATGCGATCGGCATGGCGCGTTACTCCTCGGTTGTCTTGACGGTTTGTTTTTTGGTGTTGGCTTTCGGTGCGGTGGTTTCAACCACATCGTTATCGTTTTCACGCCGCAGCCAGTACGCATTGCGAGTGACCCACGCCCCCTCGGGTGGCAGGTGGCCGCCCCGTTCGGGGTTGCGCACCAGCAAACCGATGCGTGCAGGTTTTAGATAAATCTTTCCTTCATGACCACTCATGGTTAACGCTCCTATTGTGGCAGTGTGATTTCATCAACGGCCGGGGGTTCATCGTTGCCCGGTGCCATCGAGTGTTCCGCGTGGTAGGTAACAAATCCTGCCAACTTACTCATGTCAACTTGGTAGCTAAACGCAAAATTGGGAATGGTAAACGTGACCGCGTGTATGCGTGCATTTTTTTTATCTTTCTCGATGGAAAATAAATTATCGATACGCGAGCAAATCAGTGTGCCGACATCCACAATCGTGTGGTTGTGCAACAACGGGATCAGTGCGTCCATGATGTCGTCGGGACCGGGGACACGGGGATCGTCTTTTCGGCCAGTGATCACATACGCCACCCAGTTCGCATCGATTCGTGCATCGCTGGATTGTCCTGATGCCCGCCCGCCGACAAACGTAAAATACACGGCAGGTTGTGAGGTCATGAACCGGCTCAGTACTTGGTCATCGAGCCGACCCGGCAGGCTTGCCACTTCTTTTAATAAATTGGCCGGAAAATTATCTGCCACCAATTTAACCAATGCGTTTGTTGTTGCAACAATCATCCGTTTACTACCGACCGATAAAAATCGTGCACAATGTCTTCAATCTCGTTTTCATCACTCGCGTTGATCCCCATCACAGGACGTGCCACTAATTCCACCGATTGGTTACGACCGGCTTTACCACCAAATTGATGAATCGCCGCATAGGGCATATCGGAACCATGCTCAACACCCTTGCCATTGGGGAAAACGTTGTGCGTATACGAGTCGCGCAGGTGGCCGTGGTCCACTAATGTTTTACCGCCGTCATTTAGCGCACGCTGGCTAGGCTCCAGCGGATTACCTTCCCAGTCCTCGCTGTCGTTAAATCTGCGCGCCACTTCGCTATCGAGGTAGGCACCGATTTCATCAAACATAGGCCGGGTGTTCGCCCCCTCCAGGCGAGAAAACAATTCTCGTGCCGCGCGGTCTTTAATCGTGTAGGTGAGTTGGATGCCCATCAGTAGGTATCCCAGTTTGTTTTGCTTTGACCCTGACCAATTGTGATCCGGCCTTGTGCTGTGGCAACACCCGTGTCCTGTTCGCCTAAACTTGCCTTGTTCATCGAGACATCACGCAGCCAGGCGCGGGCCTGGGTGTAGCGGTTGCTGACTTCCTCGGTGTCCCGGTCGTCCATTAACCGGTAGCGGGCGATGTCACTACAAACATCAACTAAACCACTGCCTGCGATGAGAACGGCATCCAGCGGCAACGTATAACGCGGGCTAATGTACGAATCGATAAAATGGGATGCACTGCTGAGCACCTGGTTAATGCGTGCCAGCGCTTGGTCAGCGGCGCTGATGTCGGCCGGTAAATAACTGGAACGGTCACCACCGTCTACGGTGAGTCGAAGCAACACGTCATCGACTGCCGGGGATTCCGGCGCCGCCAATAACGCGAGTTCTTTGTCACCAAAATAATCCAGCAGATTTGCAGCGGTGGCATACATTCAATCAGGTATCCCTATTGTCCTGTAATTCCATCCAGGCTTGGTTGCGTTCGGCGGCTTTAACTTTCCAGCTTAGTCTTTCGGATAACACCTTGGCATCCGGGGTACCATCATTGTTCCAGTTGGATTTAACGGCATTATCCAACCCAATAATGGCCGCTTGGATTTGATTGATGCGTTCACCCTGATTTTCTGGCGCTGTGTTATTCAATTGAACAACGTTACTGTCTGATTGTATTTCTTCTGCTTTGTCTGGCACGGTGATAACAGGTGGGTTAGTCATCAACAACGGTTTGGCATCTTTATCACTGAGTGATAGTGTTTCACCGGGTTCATAGTCATCGCCGTTCATTCTGAGGCGATAGTGGATCTGGTATTCCGTCTTCGCATTGCTCATGTTTGTTCCTCTGTTTAATGGCTCCCCGACCACCTGGGTACCCAGGTGGTCGGATCAACGCCGCCGCTTCGCTCTAATGTATAGGGTTAGGCAACCGCATTCTGAATGAAAAATGCCAGGTCGTTTGCAGTCAGCAGCTCTTTGACCGACTCACCAGCACGAACACGTTGCCCACCGCGCAAACCGATATCGGAATCTTCCTTAGCACCGGCAACGCGATCGCCAAATTGTGCGGTCAATGCAAAGGTCATTCCGGTGCGGGTGTCTGCCAATTTGTCACGGTACTGGAGACTGATGTGTTTGCCCCAGGCACGCTGCAAATTCGCCGCTTGTCCTTTCTTGGCGACATTGACACGGGCTTCGCCCACCAGAATGTCATCCAACTCGAACAATTCCTTAATGGCATCACGATGAGCGACGCCTTTGTCGCCACTGTTACCGTGGGCGGCTTTCACAATGTCCGGGTGACGTGCGAGAATCGAATAAGCCTGGCGGCCAATCGTCATGATATTGCCACGCATCACCATGTTATCCAACGCGTCCATGATGATCCCGATGGGATTAGAGTTGGCTAAATCACTGAACTGATCTGTACCTGCTAACGTTTGCTGGTTTGTTGCCGCATAGTTGGCCGCATTGAACACCATGCTGGCCAGACGCACTTCACGTGCCAATTCAACGAGGTTGGTGATTTGCTCAACCGC